TATATGCAACTAGGAACGGATGTTCATGCCGTCCTAGCTGGAACAAAGGAGTATGAGGAGCTAACTGAAGAGGGGCAAGAAATCGCAACTTTGTGCCTATCTGGTTTTACCCACCTCATTGCTCAACTTGATCTTGGACAACGCACACAAGAAATCCTAGAGCAAAGATTCTGGTATAATGATGCATTCTCTGGAGCCATTGATCGTATCGACATCTTTGGGGACATTGCCGTTGTCACCGACTACAAGACAGGGAGAACAGCACAAGGGAAGGCTAGCGAAAACCAGCAACTAAAGGCTTATGCGGTGCTAGTCAAACACCACTACCCTGCGCTCAAGACCATCTACGTTTCAATCATCCAACCGCTTGCAGGAGGCACAACCATTGCCGAGTACAATGAGGAGGAACTGGAGGCCGCAACAACGGAGATCCTTGGGATTGTAGCCGCATCTGAAGACCCGAATGCTCCACGCAATCCTAGCCCGAATACTTGCAAATGGTGCAGGGCAAAGAACATTTGCCCCGATGCCTACAATCAGGCTCAAACCGCACAGACACACCTTCAAGTTGCATCTAGTGTAGCCATTTCAACCCTGTCCAATGAGGAACTCGCCTCCCTTGATGCCAAGGCTGAAATCGTTGAGGATTTCATTGCTGGAATCCGCAAAGAATTGAAGGCAAGGTTGCTTTCGGGAGCGCAAATTGCTGGACTTTCGCTCACAAAAGGAAGAACATCCAGAAGTGTCCCCGATGCAACCGCCGCTTGTTCTGCGCTTTCTAGTATTCTTAAACCAGATGACTTTCTGGCTTGCACAAGGGTTAGCATCACGGCACTCGAAAAGGCAGTTGCAAAGGCAAAGGGCATTAAGGCGAAGGATGCCAAATCCGTTCTTGACTCCGAACTTGGTTGGCTCATCGAAACAAAAGAAGGCGAACCATCCATCTCCCGTGACAAATAACGATGCAAATCCCGACGATGCAAGGGCAATGTGGATCATGTTCCAAGGCAGGGAGTGGGTCATTATGTGGAACGGAAATCATTACACCGCATTTGCAGGGGACAACCGCAGAGTAACACCTAAACAATTAGATAAACTTTTCTATTACCTCAAATCCGAGGGATTCATAGAAAACCAAGAACCCAACAACCAAACAGCACAACCATGATAACCGCAAAGATAGACGTTAAGAAGATCGACAAGACCGAGCTTTACGAAGGCGAGAAGGGAACCTACCTCGACATCGTTATGTATGCGAATACGGACGAGACAGGAGCAGAAGTTCCCGACCAGTACGGCAATGACGGAGTGATCAAGCAATCTCTTTCAAAGGCATCTAGGGATGCAGGGAAGAAGCAACCCATCCTTGGAAACTACAAAGTGAAGAAGCCTTCTGGCTTTGTCCCAAAGCTGAAGACCGCATTTAAGTCTCCTGCACCAAAGCCAGCACCAGCAGATGACTACGATGACATTCCGTTTTAATTAACCCAAACCCAACACCAGCAACCACGCACCATGAAATTGAGAAAACCAACCACATCCGACAAAATCAACGAGATCGCCTCAAGGATTGATTTCCACTTTCGGGAATCAGAGCATATCCTAGAGATGGTCAGGAAGCATCATTCCGAACTCCTTGAACTTGAGGAGAACATCAATGATCTAAAGGCAGTCATGCGAGTGCTGTTTGCCCTTCTGATCGTATCAATTGGATTCGGGGCTTATTTCCTTTGCAAATGAAACACTCAAAGGAAGCTGAAGATTATTTGAGCGGAGAGCATATCCGTTATCTCAACCCTGATAATAGCATTCCATCGCTAGATGACAGGGTAAAGGAAGCATTCGATGCAGGAGCAAGATCAGTAAAGCGTTCTTTCTCCAACCTTTATTGCGTAGGCATTGATGACAAAGGAAAAATCAACTTCCCCAACTGGAATGAGTGACCAATTCGACTTTGATTTTTCTTATAATAACCAAGAGGGAAATCCAACTCCAGAGTGGACGGGTTATGCCAGAAATAGCGATCCCGTTACATCGAAGTTAGCCGTAACTAAAGATGACAAGATTAGGTGGGGAAGCCAGAAGGCTGAACTTCTCTTGGCATATAAAAAGAATGGAGAACTTACCGATGAGGAAGCTGGAAAAATAACTGGTCTATACCAGAAAATGGCTTGTTATCGGAAGCGTTGCGGTGAATTAAGATTTCTTGGACTAATTGAGGAAACAGGAGAAACAAGGCTTTCCGATTTTGGTAAAAGCAATCTGATTTCACGCATCACAGAAAAAGGGAAGTTGGCAGTTGAAGAAATGATAATTTCTATATGAGAACATTCCGAGCCAAAGGCAACACCTCAAGGCGTGTTGCTGGACAGATGAATAAAACGGAGCAAGCCTATGCCGCCCTCCTAGAACAACGCAAACAAGCAGGAGAGATTCACCACTACCAGTTTGAGGCTATGGCATTAAAACTTGCCAAGCTGACAACCTATACACCCGACTTCTTTGTTATCAATGCCGATGGCACGATTGAATACCATGAAGTCAAAGGTTTTTGGCAAGGAACTGGCAGGGTGAAGATCAAGGTAGCCGCTGAAAACCATCCTTGGTTTAGGTTTGTTGCCGTCCAATACAAAAAGAAACAATGGTCATACGAGGAGTTTTAAAATGAATACAATACAAGAAGCAGATATTTGCCCCTGTTGCAATCGTCCCTACGATATACAGGATGCCCCTATAAGCCCCAAGAAAGCCTCCAGCAAAGACTTTGAGGCGTTCTGGTCAGCATACCCGAAGAAGACAGCAAAGCCTTACTGCAAGGAAATATGGATGAGGAAGAAGTTGTCCATTGAGCGTGTTCTTCCTGCACTAAAGAGATCCATTGCTTCTCCCGATTGGCAGAAGGATGGAGGCAAGTTCATTCCCAACCCTAGCACATGGTTGAATCAGGGTAGATATGAGGATGAAGGCATGGATTACGAGGCTTTAAAAGCCAAGAAACCAACCATCACCTCACGCCTTGGAGTGAATGAGCAGGAAGCGTTTGTTTGGCGGTGCTATGTATATCCAGAATCCATGTTGGTTCACCCAACTTGGAATACATTCCCCTTCAACACTTGGCCCAAATCCATCCAGCAAGAATACCTTAACAGCATAAAGTAACCACGCACATGAGCATAGAAATAAACACCGACAGATTCCCCGAATATCCAGAGATTCAAAACCTCTTGAATCAAATCATGCAGGAAAATCAACGCCTCAACAAAAAAATCTCCTACCTTGAGGGAATCTTGAGCGAAATCGAAATGCTTAACACTTTAGGAAAAACCCTAAAGATCAACGAAGCAATCAACGCCGCAATTGAAAAATGAAAGCGATACTGGAGTTTCAATTACCAATAGATGAACAGGATCATTACGATGCCATCAATGGATCGGCATTTAAAAACTGTATTCAGAACCTAGACCACCAACTACGCAATTGGTTAAAGCATGGAAACACATTCCAAACAGCAGATGAAGCACTTCAAGCAACTCGTGATCACCTTTATCAATTAATACAAGATCACGACTTTATTTTAAAATGATCGAAAACATCCAACAACTTGTAGAAGCATTTCTTGTGGAGCAATCCAAACCAGAGATGACGATGCAGGAGAAACTAAATCGTTCCAATGACCAGCGAGATCGTGCAGTAGCAATTGCCGATGGAATCATGCAATGGGACAAACCATCTGATGCTCGTAAATCCTGCAAGGACTTGAGTGATCTAAAAAAAGAAATCCAAGACAATGACCGATATATCGAAATGCAATAATACGGATTGCCCCTCGCATAAACAATGCTGGAGGTATCTAGCCCCTGCTTCATTCTATCAATCGTATTCCTCATTTGAACCAGAAGAAGGCGAGGATAGATGCGATTACTTCATTGAAACCGAACAATGGGAAAAATGGCAAAAGAAATGAAATCCTGTATTGATCATATTCTAAATGAGATCGGGCTTGAGACTCCCGACATTGAACCAATTGACAAACGAACTGCTTTGGAATTAGGCATGATTCAAGGAAATGAGAAACCCATTAAAGGCATATGTGGAAAGTCATGTTTCTCAAGTGAATCAAGATGCGATGCCGCTATTAAAAAAAGACTCAAGCAGGGATTCGGAGGGACTAGCTTCCTGCGATCATATTTCTGCGATGAGTGTTCCGCTTGGCACATGAGCAGTAGCAACAACAAAAAAAACAAATAAACAAATGAACCCCGACACACCGAGAACGGATGCCATTGAGTTTCGGCATTGCCCCCCACAACCAAAGGAACTGCTGAAAAAGCATCAGGACGCTTATGCTTTATCCAGAGAACTAGAGCGAGAACTCGCCGCCTCACAGGCAGAGGTCGCAAAGTTAAACCACCAGCTCCTAAAAACAGAATCCGACTTGCTACAATCGCAGGACATCAATTCATTCCTAGACACCGAATTTAGAATTGCTTGCAAACGAGCAGAGAAAGCAGAAGCCGAAGCAATCCAACTCAAAGCACAATATACCAACTAAAACTAACAATCAAATGAACCAATTACAATCCATATTATTTGCGGCAAGTCTCCATACTGCCCCAGTTCAGCCAATACCCATGCAAACCTATTATGTTGCCAACCTATCAGCAACAGATGGTCAAGATGCTGGTAGCTATTACACAATCTATCCGCAACAGGAACAACCCGTAACACCATACGTTATAATCGAAAAGAATGATAGCGACGAGTAAGCAACCAAAGACAAAAGCCGCATTGCTAAAGCATAGATATGGCACGACTTACAAAAACCCTAAAGGGCAAGCGTATGATCCAAACCAATGCGGTTGGATAGTTTACGAACAGAGAACCCCTAATCTTAACTGGCAATGCTCACGCAAAAACGGATGTGGAACAAATGGATTGTGGTGCGCTAATCATGCAACTAATGTTTAATTTATGAGTATTCCTGATTTTGTAGAAGAATATAAAGGCTATTGGTTGCTTAAAAACGATCAGTCTATATCCATGCAAGTTAAAAAGTTTGGCAAGCTGGGATACGATAAAGACTTTATTGATTTGCCCGAACTAAATGCTATGCCGAAAAAAACGCTATGCATTGATGTCGGGGCATTCATTGGAGATACATCTAGGATATTCCTAGACAAAGGGTTTTCAGTTCTTGCTTGGGAACCTCAAGGAGATGCCGTTCAATGTTTAAGGCACAATTGTCCAGAAGCAACAACCATTCACTCGCCAGTAGGAGATGGAAGGAGTGTTCAAATATATCATTCAGAAGGGGGCAACATGGGGGGAAGACCAGTCCTTGAGGGGGGAGATAGAATATCTGCCAAGCTAGATCAGCATTATAAAAACTTCATTAAAGATAATGAGTGTATTTTCTTAAAGCTAGATGCTGAAGGATTTGAGCCAGCAATACTAGAAGGTGCGAAAGAACTGCTATCCAACCCTGCACTCAAGCATATCGTTTGTGAGTTTAACCCTAATGCCCTAGCCAGCTTTGGATATACTTGCGACGACATTCTGAAATACCTTGCCGATTGGGATTACAGGGAAATCTTCCGTTACTACGACCAGAATTGGGATTGCGTATTTACGAGGAAGCCTTAAACAAGGGTTTCTTAAACTTGCCCTCGTAGTTCAAGGCTTCTATTTCAAGCAAGGGCATCTTCCGTTCCTGTAACCATTCCCTTGCCAGCTTGCAGTTCCTTAAATTGGAGGGGTCACGATTGATATTCTGTGGGCTTTCCCATCCAGAGGGATGCCTTTCGTGATAGATGACATCAGTTATCTCCCTACCTCCAGCCGATTTAATCAGTTCACGCATGATCCTATCCCATGAATGCCTTCCAAGGATCATATCGGGAAACAATGCATGGTTCTTTCTCCACCACCCTACCCTTATTGCAAAGAAATCACACCCTGCATAATTGTCACCTTCGGATATATCCTTGTCTTTAATCGGAGCATCTAGCCTCTTAAAATCCTTGCGATAAGCATAAGCAGGAAGAACCCCTACAATCTTTTCCAACACATTTGATGCAATACAAGTATCCGTATTGGTCAGCAACAATACATCCGAATCATCCCTGCCTACACAAGCCAACCGAAGCATATCCTTGATCAGAGGAATGCGCTTGGTTTCATCAGGAACCATTTCAGCCGATGATCTAACGAAACAATTATCATCCAGTCCTAGATCCACGCACCCAATTCCCTCCCATGACTTTGCGGCTACTTGATTCCTGCGCTTTTCTTCTCCTGTTGCCCAAGGTGTGCGCTGATAAACATGGATAATGTTTGATAATTTAGGCTTTACAGGGGGGTTTCGTATTAAATCTAGTATCCTAGTTATGTCCCTTGGGAAGTTCTGATAGCGTGTATAAGACGCATAGAATGGTCGCCATGCCGCCCCATGCCAGAGGGAGGGGGAATCTGTCACAACCGCATGAACGGGTTTTTTTGTGGCATATGAGAGGTGTAATGGGCCACTATCAGTCAGGATCATTGCCGCAGTATTCGGATGATCCATGATTCCGAGTAGATCAAAGAACTTTTCTGCTTTGACCTTGGCTAGATCAACGATGTGAAAATCCCTCAAGCAATGAGTTACTATCTCCAATAGAAGTTCCCGATATGGGAACGGAGAGGAAAACCCTCCTGCACTTATTACCACCCAAGGTTTATAGGTAGGGATATACTTGATAAGTTTTGCTTCTCGCTTTTTGCTCCTTTTATCAAACACCAATGGGGGTTGCTTGGGCCAGAGATCCAACCTGTCAGCAAGCCTCCACAAATCCTGTTGGAAGCTATCACAAATAATCTTGGGGGAATGGTTCTTTCCGTAAACTTGACTTACCACAACATCTGGAATCCCGACAACTTGACTTGCGATTACGCTTTCATCAATGCCTTTAGCAAACTTTAGCGCACCAGATATATCATCAAACGGCCCATCATAAACCACAGGATCAACATAGGACACCCCATCTAGAATGTCGCAGTAATCCTTGGATATAATTAGCCTTGGCTTCTCGCCACTCTCATCGTTCTCTTTTTTGAGAACAGGCAGGAGAGCAATTACATCACCATACCTACCGAGATTAAGGAATGTTTTCGCCATTCGCCTTCACAAATTCGGAATGGAAATGTTTAACAAGATTTGCGGCGTGAACTGCTAGGGTGCGAACACGAATGTCGCCACCTTTTTCCCCTAAAGTTTCTGGAGAAAGTTCACCGCTTGCCGCAAACCCATTAAGGATGGCACACCATGCCTCAACTTTGGGATTCGTCTCCATAGGTCTTGGTGAATTTAACTCTTGGTTGCTCTGTGGCAGGGGGGAGGACTTTAAGTTCAAATCCTTCTTTCTTTGGTACTTCCTCTTCTGCTTCTGTGGTTGCTGGCTCATTTGCATATTCTTCTAGTGGGGGAAGTTGACCATATTTTTGAATGTACCTTCCAAGTTCAATGAATAGATAGCGGCGTGAATCAAGCAAGTAAGCGGTTGCGGCTTGAAACAGACTCACCATTGGGCGGTTGTTTTCTTCTCCATCTTCCTTGAGTTGCTTGAGAACAGGGTCATCCTCAAAGTGGACGGCAAACGCAGTAGGTAGTTTGTATTTAGACATAGCGTGGTTGATTAAGCCTTTAATCAATCCCATTTTGGGATAGAAGGCAAGCGAATTATTGAACGTCTGCTAGGATTTCCAATGCGGCTTGAGATGTTTCTTTCCTTTTATCTTTAGCCCTATCATATGTTTCTCTTTGTTCGTCAGTAAGCGTATCCATAAACTCTTTCATTTGAGCATTGCTTTGAAGCAACTTCATAGTTGGGTATTTTTTATAATACTCTTTAATTTCGTTAACAGGCTTTGTTTTCAAAAGTTCCGTCATCGCCTTTCTTGCATTGGTAACATTGCCAATCATCAAAGCGTGATTAAGTTCTTTGTAGGGATAGCTATATCCAGCAGTACGATCTGGAATATCATTTTCAAGTTTGTAATGATGGGCCAGAGTAAACAAACGAGATTCATCACTTGGGGCTTGTTCTAGCTTAACACCAAAGGTAGAGAACAACTGCTTCTGATATTGACCAGCAAATTGTTGATTGGCTTCTCCAGTAATTCCTTCTTTTGCCGCTGAATATATTGCTCCTCCAGCAATGGGCATTGGAATGGAATCTTTGAGCATACCCTTCCATTTCTCACCGGGGGCATAATAGGTTCCTAATACATCTTTATTAGTGACGGCATCCCAAACAGGACGCATTGGAACAGAGGAACGACTACGGAAATAATTCATTGCAGTATCCACCGCATCACCAGTTCTTTCATATCCTTTCATTAATAAATTGGTTGTCTCCATAGCAAGAGACATAGGATTTAAGAAAAATCCCGGCCCTCCCCAAAAATCAGGAATCCAAGCACTTATTTTTTCACCAAATCCTTCTTCTGGATTTTCCCAAGTAGGAATTCCTCTTGTCCCGTAATTGATTAATTGATTGGCAATGAATTGAGCTACCACCATCCCTCCAACAGAACGTGCAAGAATGCCAGCAAAGAACCGCTTGCCAGTAGCCGCATCTACTAATGCTTTTCCTGTTTGCCCCATAGCACCAAGTTCAGTTCTAATAAGACCCTCGTTCCATTGGGGTGCAAGGAAAAGGAACCTAGCAGTATCCTGCATAGTTTTGCTCTTTAATATGCCCTGCCTTCCAAGGTTTCCGAATCGGGTATTAAGATCCTTGGAAACTTTACGAGCAACATCTGTTTCTGAAAGCTCTGGATATGCACTCCGATAGCGTTGGAACTCAAGCAACCAAGTTTCTGCCATTGCCCCACGTTGGAACTGATTAAAAAGCCAAGAATTAAAAGAACCAATTGCAGGAATTTTATGCACCCAATCTTGGTGAAGTGCATCAGAAATTCCACCAATATTATATCCTGTCTTAACGGAAAGATTAAGAAGCCTCTTGTTTTCCATGAGACCTTTTGCCCATGCCTTGGGTATCTCTCCATTGGCAATCATCTTTTGCAATTCTGGAATAGACTGATCCAAAAGCGTTACACCTTTTTTGTAAGAAGGAAATGGCAGTTGAAATGTTTTTATTCCTAACGACTTAATTAAAGATTGCCATATTGCAATACGACCCAAGTGATAGGTATCCAATCCAAGAGTAATTGCCTTCCCTGTGCCGCCAATCTTTTGAATTATTTGACCCCCTTTTCCCCTCCAAGCAGAAGGATCGTTAAGGGCAGAAAGAATACCTTCATATCCATTTTTAATAGCAACTGATTGTCCAGCAAGCGTTTCTACTTTGTAGCCTCTAGGAATTTGCGTGTAACTAGAACCATCTGGACGCTTTACAATGGAAATTTTTGTAGCAATTGGATCACCAGATACAGGGTCAATTGTTGCTTTAAGGGAATCAATCCATGAACGATAGTTGATTGACTTCTGACCAGAGGAAAGACGCTTTTGGAGAAGGTCAACAGCATTAATGCTTTTTGGATCTACCCCATTGGCAATAGAGTCAGCAAACGTATCGTAGGTACGCATCTTTCGGAACCCTGTTGCTGACCCTGTTCCTGCTCCACCAAATAGTTCTTGCTCCTCCAAGTCTTGATAATGAGGAACATATCCTTCACGCACAGGGGTATCTATGCCATTGGCATTTTCTTCAACTACTTGCTGAAGACCAATCTGCTCATACTTCTGAACCATAGGATCAAAACGAGAGAAGTTCTTTTGTGCAAAGTCAATTGCGGCAAGGGATTTTTTCTGCCATGCAGGAGAAGCATCAGGAGAGTTTTCAATCTTCTGCTTCATGTTTGCTAATTCAGCAGGATCTCCCTTTGCTTCAATTACAAAAGACAATGCTTCTGCGGCTTGATCTTTTTGCTTGTTAAACTCACGCTTCAAGTCATTTGCAATCTCATTGCTTTGTTGTTTAGCAACAATGTTGGCGGCATTATCACCAGCGTCTCTCATGTATGCGATAGATTCTTTTGCTGGTTTGCGCTTGAAGGTATTTACAATTGTGTTGCGGGTTTTCTTAACCACAGGAGTCGCTTGCAACATAACCTTCTCACGCTCTTTGGATGCCTTTTGTTCCGTAGGGCGATCCTGCTGGAACATAGGAGTTTCTTGTTTCGGATAAACTACGCTTCCGTAATCGGTATTGTCTGCTTTTGTTCCTCTCACATCAATTCCGTCATATCCAAGTTTCTGCATCACCACAGTAGAAGGTGATCTGAATCCATCGTTTTCACCCGATGCAAACTCATTGTATGTATCTTCTATTGCCTTTTGAATTTCTTCTTTTGAGTGTTTAGAAAACCCAAGTTCATAATTCAAACCGAACAATGCCCTATTCCCATCAAATCTTTCTTCAGAAAATTGAGGTTTCTCTTCTCTGTAAACCATTTTGTTAACCAACTTCAATGCATCATGCAATCGCATTGGGTCTTTGGGTTTAGCCAGATTCAAACCCTCAAGATTGACATTAACAATTGGCCTATCTGATCTCCCTCCGTATTTTCCTCCAGCACTTTTTTCTCCAAGGAAATAAGTACCTGTTCCAAAATGACCAGTACCTCTACTGGCAGACATTCTTGAATATTTAGTATCATCAGCAATACCAAGATCACCATAGTGGTATGCACCAGTATCTTTATCTCCAGCATCTAACTCTGGCCTGTCCTGCTGGAACATGGGCTGACCTTCTTTAGCAACACTCTCACGCATCTCTGGAGTGATGGCAACTTTCCAGATTGGTGTTTCTTTGGTTTCAGTAGGTGTAACTTTTGCACCTCGTTCTCTTGCCATTTCAGCACCTTCTTCTGTATAAACAGTACCCCTTCTTCCATCTGGATATTCAGCCATCCATGTAGATCCTGCTTTTCTTTCTAAAACAGCACCCTCCTCAACTTTTGCCCCCCACTTCTTGACATACTTGCCAATCTCTTTGGGAAGGATCTGGTCGTAGAAGCCTTTCATGCCTTCGCCACCTACTTTGAGGTCAACGCCTGAAAAATTAGCTAATTCCATTTCTGGATCTTTGGAAGAATTGATCTGATCAATAGCTTTATTTGCCAATTCTTTTCCAATCATATCTGGCAATTTGTCTTGCGATACATTGGGATCGTTTACTACATCCTTGTCATTCTTGTATGCCGTAACATGATATTTATTATCACCAGATTTAATTACTTCAATTGAATCAACTTGCTTGCTCAAGTCATAGCGTTCAGCTTGAGTATCTCCTTTAGTCCAGCCGATCCATTCCTTGCCGCTTGCAATGGCATCACGCAAGGCACGTTTAAACATCTGGACTGACCAATCCTTGCGGAAGGGTGCGTCTGGGATTTTGTTTTCAAGAAACGGGGCTTGTTTTACCGCATCGGAAGTTTCGCCTTCACCAATATACCCCTTCTCTCGCCCCTGCTGATGCCTGTCAGATTGGATCTCCTCAATAAAGAGACCATCCTTACCAGAGGCATCCTTTCTTTCGTCTAGCCTCATGTGGGCTACATAGTTGGGGATTTCTCGGAAGTGGGAGGAGCGATATGTTTCCTGATTGGGTTTTGCCAGCATTTCATCCTGTGATGCTTTCCCAAGAAGGGCATCTTTGGTTGCTGATCCCTCACGATATACCCACCCGTTTTTGTCCCAGATGTTCCATGTTCCATCATCCATCTGGCGAGCCTCCATCCCAGCCTTGAGATTAAGGGAATCCGATCCCGGCATCGTCAGCACAACCTCCCTGTAGTTCTCGCCGTTGGGCAGAACATATTGCTCATACTTTGGTCGGTTCTCAATACCAGCATTGTTAATCTCTAATGCCTCAACACGGGCAGTCATGTGGTTAGCTTCTTTCCACAAAGAATTTGCTCTAGTCTGATTTCCAACTCGCTGTGCTTGTCTTGCTTGCCTTTCAAATTCCTCCTGCTTTGCATACAGCGTTTCAGCCGTACTCTTATCACGGATATTTTGGAGCTTCATCAACTCTTGGAATGTTCCGCTTCCAAGACGATCATCAATAGCACCAAGGGGAGCTTTGGCATTTTCCTTTTCAAGATATGCAAGCCTTTCCTTATCGGCATCAGAAAGAACCTCATCAGGTCTTGCTCCAAGGCGAACCTCCTCAAATTTTACCGATCCCTCGTTGCGTAAGTAGTCCAGAACCTCCTGCTTGGTGACGCTTTGCTTGCCCTCTAGGAAGCCATCAATGTTGCTCCACTTGAGTTCGTTTGGCTTTACACCACTTCCCTTGGCAGGGTCAATGATGGATTTAATCTGCAAAACAGATGCCTTGTTGGGCATCTTTTCCTCAATCGTGCGCTGAAGTTGAGAATAGAAATCTTTGGTTTTTTGTTCTTCAGCTTCCTGTTGGAACATCGGGCCTTCGCCTTCTTCAGAAGCAACAATTTTTTTTAGCTTTTCAATAGCTTCTGCCCTGTTTTCGGTAGAAAGAATTCCTTCAAAAAAACCATATTTTGAACCAATCTTTTCCGCATCTCGCCAGTATCCAGTTTCGGAATCTCTGAAGATTTTAAATTTTCTATCTCCAATGGTTACGTTGTATTCGCCATTGAATGAAAAATCCTTATCTCGTTTTATAGTGACTTTTAATTCTCCTTCTGGAGTTTCTGCCTTTGGTGCAGGAGTTTTAGCTTTGCCTTTTTTGCGGGTAGGGACAGGCTCATCCTTTCCTTCTGCAAAGTTGTTAAGACCATCAGCAAGCATATTCCTTGCTTTCTCAATATCCCTAGTAAACTCACCACCCATCTTCCAATCTTTGAGTTGGTAAAGGAGTTTATTCAGCCAATCAACAGTTTGGGTAGCAAGTTCCTTAAATGACTTGGGGTTCTTCTTGGCAAGGTCATTCCAGAACTTCGGGTCTTGCATGGCATCCCCAAGGAAGTCGCCAATGTGTTCATCAAAGTAACGGCTAGAATCGTATCCTGCTTCGCTATATCTTTTGTTAAGTTTGTTCCAATTCTTGATTAGAGGCTTAATCTTATTGCGTAAGTCTGTAGCCAATACAGGGGAATAAAGTTCAATGTGATGCCACAATTCGTGACCAGCAGTAAACAAATGCGGTCTAGCACCATCAATCTTGAGAAAGATATAGTTCTTTAGCGCAGGATCTACTCCTGTTGCTCCGTTAATTTTTGTGCCAACTTCCCCTTTATAGAGAACAATTTTTTTCCCAAATATTCCAGCTAGTTTGTCTGCAAGTTTGTATGCAGGGTTGTCCTTTAACTGCAATAGATCCCGTAAACTGGGGGCGGCAAACCTCGTCCGCTTATTCTTTCGTGCATCTTCCTGATTGAGTCGTTGTATTGCCTCGTTTGCTTCGTCAAAGAAAGCCGTATTTGGATACGCTTCACGCAATCCAGCTTCGGTCGTTTGCTGTTTTTCACCTTCTTCTCCTTTTACTTCCGCACCTTCACCTTGTGGTTGTGCAGTTCCTTCTTCAGCTTTTGCTTTTGGCTTGCCTTCAGCGGTGACACCTTCGACAGAAGATACCCCACTTGTTTTTTGCTCTTGGTCTTTGGTTGTGGTTTCATCAGGCTTTGGCTTGAATCGTTCATCACCTTCAACGGGGGGAACCTCAATGTCAATAGGTTTTCCATCCCTCAAGTCTGCTATCTGCTGTGCAATCTTTGCGGCTCTTTCCCTCAAGGCGGGGCGATCTGGATGATTTTCTGGCAGTTCACCAAGCTGATTGGCAACTTCAGCCGCTTGTTTTTTGAGGACTGCCCATTGCTTGTTTATTTTTTCCTGCGTTGGGGTAAGTGGAACTTCAGCTTGAGCGTCAGCACCAGCAAGGATTTGCGCTTCACGTTCATTTACCGCAGAGTTTGCAGAAGGCTTTACCCTTGGTTCTGGCCCACCAATAGAAGCATCAATCTTGGCTTTTGCTTCTGCCCTAGCTTGAGCAAATGAACCCACGCCATGAATTGCGCCAAACAAAATATCTGGAACCGATTGTTCAGTAGTTGGAGCAAAACTCCCACCTTGCGCCACCCTTAATCCACCAGACGTTGCAAGATTAACACCAGCGGCGGCAGTTCCACCGACAAGACCCTTTACAATAGGAGAAGAACCTTTGAGCAATGCGCTAGTAGCTTTGGTTGTTAATGCGCCACCAACCATATATGCCGCAAGTTGTGGAACAGATCCTACGGCGGCTTGACTTCCTGCTTGATGGGCTTCTTTGTCAATCGCACCTTGATCAGCTACACCCTGCTTTTTAAGTTCTTCTGCCTTTGCATTGTATCCTTCGGCATATGCTTGGCTTGCGCCTTGAGTAGCCATAATTGGCAATGACAAAGGCCCAGTAACCATTGCTGGAGCAAGACCAGCAAATGTTCCAACTCCTCTTCCTATTTGTGCTGAAACAGATTCATCAGAAGCATTAACTCCAAAGTAAGGAAACATTCCTTTAGCTTTTTGCTCCAATTGAGTTGCCTCTTGTCCCATTTGTTGCCTCTCTTGAAGCAATTCCTGTTGGGCTTGTTCACTATATTCTGGTCGTTCTAGTGTTTGTTGTTTTTGAATCTGAAGATTGCCAATTTGTTGTTTAGCGGCATCCATTTGCCGTTTTAAATCACTAGACACAAATCCTTTTTTATCAGCAACCGATTGCAAATTACTTAATAATGCCTCTTGATCAGCAATGGATTTATCAAAAGTTGATGTAACTTCTTCAGATGTTCCAGCCCTTTGAAATGGTGCATTAACCCTAGAAAGATCAGTTACAGGGGCGGCTCCAGCCCTTTCAAAGCCTTCTGCTTGCCGTATAAATGATGCGGCAGTTTGTGCGGCAGTTGATTTTGCAAGATTTTCATACCAAGGCATTGCTGGCAAGTTGATTGTTTTGCCTGTTTGCTCTGGAGAATAGGACTCTGGAGAATAGGAGCTTAAAAACGCCATTGCCTCATCATCACTCATTGCTTGTCCCTTTTTTGCCGCAGGGATAGAAGCACTTGCCCCAGAAGAAGTTTTTGCGTCTGGAGAATATGCTTCTAGGAATTTCAATGCATCCTGATCACTCATTCCAGACGCACGAACTTGCGGAACGTATTGCGGCCCTACTTCATCTGGAGTCATTGACTCTGGTTGAACTTGCCCACCATCGTCCTCGTCTTCAGATTCGTTTAAAAATGTTACCGCTTCATCTTCGTTCATTGGTTAGGGAATGATTTAAGCAATTGAATAGCCTGTTCTTTGGTAATTTGACCAGATTTAAAAGCATTTCCTACTTCTTCTTTAGAATTAAAGGTAGCATTTCCTTGCTGAATTTGTGACCCTGCTTGATTGCTACCCTGCATAGAAGGAAGACCGCCAGTTCTTAATTTCTGGATTCGTGACTCCAATTCCTTAACTTTTTCGGGATCTGTATTTAGACTTTTTCTTAACCAATGTTCAGAACCTTTTAATTTTTCCGCCTTTAATGCTTTTTGTGTTGCAAGTAATTGACTTGCTGTATTAAAGCCTTTTCCTTCTGCGCCAAGTGCAGGAACACTTAATTGAGCTTGCGTCATAGAGTTACGCAAACTTTCCCTCTCTTGTGCAATTTGGTCAAAAGTTGTTTGATCTCCCAAACGCAATGCTTCATTTTGCCTTTCTTGCAACTTTGTATCCATTACATCAAAGTTTTTCATGGCAGACATTTGCGTACCAATAGACATTGGTTTAGCATCCCCGCTTTGCCGTCCTTGCTGGTATGCTAAAGTTCGCAACATATGCTGTACATTAATGTTTGCAGACTGCGCCGTAGTTAAAGCACTTTTAGCCATAGGAGCCAAAAAAGGATTCTGCGAGGCAGTCATTGCGGCATCGTAAATGTCAGTCATTCCCTCTGGATGCCCTTCAGCAATCCTTTGCATTCCAGCCTGATACTGTTGTTGCAACATGGGCAACATGGCTTTAGCGGATTCAGTTGCCGCATGAGTTTCAATAGCACTAGAGATTTGCTGACCAAGGCCAGCCATTGAATTAATGACTTGCTGGTTGCCTTGCTGGATTGGCGAGAAATTGTAGTATCCGATAGCCATAAGATTATGCTCCAGTTCCAAATTGTCCCCATCCGTACTTCTGTTGAACATCTAGCGGAGCAGAAGATAAAGGAACCATAGACCCTGCAAATTGCGCCGCAGGAAGCCCTCCTATTGTTGCCTGATACCCACGACCAGATGGAGATAGACTATTTAAGTATTGAGATTTATCCAATGCCCCATATGCTTGCATACCCATTTGCCCCAGTTGCATTCCAAGTTGCGATTGCTGTTGATTTGCTAATTGATTAGCCGCATATTGATTCATTGCCGCTTGGTAAGCGTTTTCGGTATTTTGCATACCCAATCCTGTTGCAATTTGTTGCGCTTGCAATTGACCCTGCATACCAACGGACGGGGAAACAACCATTTGGTTAGCCAGTTGTTGCCATGTAGGTGCGGCACTCAATCCAAATTGCGAAAGACCAAGGCTAGTCTGCCCAATGTTCCTAGCAAAGTTTTGAGGGGCTTGCCCACCACCGGAGAAAAGATTGAATCCACCACCAAGATTCTGCGCTACTTGACGATTGATATTTTGCTGAACATCAAGCGGAATTTGCCCTTGGATGTATTGGTTAATTTGGTTTTGTGCCAGTTGCCGTTGTTGGCTAGACCCCGGAGTAACCCTGTTTTGATTGCGAATATTGGCTTGTGTCCCTGCCCTTGCAAAATCCAATCCTGATTGTTGTGCTTGCTGGAATAACAAGCCAGCATTTTGCATTTGCTGTTCGGTAGTAAAAGGTTGATATGCAGGAAGACCAGAACTGGTAGATTGACTTCCTCCAAACAATCCCGACCCACCAAGTCCACCAAGAAGACCGCCAGCAACAGCACCAACAGCAGTACCTACACCGGGAACTATTGATCCAAGTTTTGCTCCAGTCATTGCGCCACCTAGCGCACCTCCTGCGGTTCCCATTGTTGAAAATGCCATATTATTGTTTGTGTAGGTTAATAAGGCCAAGTTGCGCCGTCATCCCAAGCATATGTGGGAATCAGAGCGTTTAGCATCATGTTGTTAGGAAATTGTCGAATCGTACTGCCAGTAGGTTCTTCCTTGTCAGCAGTTTCCCTGTTTACTTCAAAAATCGCATTCTGTAAAGAAGTTGCATAAAGCTGATCGCTACCTTTGTTCTCACGATAGACTACTGCCATCACAGCAGAAATCATTGCTTCTGGAGTAAACTCTACTTGATCGGTAAGATCGTAAAGGTCTTGGTAGTTTTTCTTGCAATACAGGATTACTGAATCCCTAACACGACCTTGGATAGCATACCTACGGAAAGAAGGGTTTATATCGTAGGGTTGATATACAGAAAGAAGCATCCTTGCTGGTGCATCTGTATCATAGGCATACAACCTAACCCTTCCTTGTGTTTGGGGTTTGGTGCATTGGAATACACTCTTAAAGAAGTTTACGGAATAGGCATAGTCAGGAGCCATTCCCAAAACAATCGTTTCCTTAATCCTTGTTCCATAGGCATCTTCCCCAAAGAAAGTAACTTCTTTGCCAGCATCAAGAGGAGATTCAGCTTCTACGCACAGTTTGTATGGGGCTTGCTCGTAGTTCTGGTAAGTAACGTGCTTGCCTCCAATCTCAATGAACTTCTTGTTGCCACCATTCCACCCATAGGCTTGCCCCCATCCATTGCCATTTCCGTAGCCACCAGAACTTGCATCACCCCAATTGTTTTGAGGGATGCTCTGATACCATTCATTGCCAAGGGATACTGGTTGCCCATCAATCCATGCCAACCTTACTTGTTTGTAAAGACTTGGTAGTGTCAGAATTGCATTAACGCAAGCAATGCAGACATACTCACAAGTTGCATCTGTATCCGTTTTGTTCCAAAGCAAACTCCTTGCCTTGTTCATATACTGCAATTGCACCGCTTGATTGCAAGTGCCGCTATTCCCTGCATAGGGCTTAATAGCGTTCAGAATATATGCAACATCGTACAGCATGGATTGATACGGTTAGATTCCTCTACCCATTCCTTTGCCCTTGGCATAACCACGGGCAACGGCTTTGGAAGGGCCAATTTTTCCTTTTCTGGCTTCCATCTTGAGGGAAGGAGAAGACTTTGCGTGAAGCATCTTCTTCCTCATCCCTTTTTGGGTAGCCATATTAAAGGAAATCGCAAGCAAATGGAGTACCACGCCCCATCGAAGTCTCATGGGCAGGGCCACCTACAGAAAATGCTTTCTGTGTTTTCTCGCCAATGGATTTGATTCGGGCAGTCCTCGCATCTTGGTATGCACGAATTGCAGGAATGTTCCCTGTAATCTGCATCCTTTGCATGGGCTGTGGTGTGGGATGATCAGAGACAATCCCACGCTCGGTTTTGTCAACCGTGTATTGGACTCCGTGAGATGACATATTATTTCTTGGAGTGACCACGACCCGGAGAAGAGGGTTCGGGCTGGAGCTTTCCGCTGTAGAAAATACCAGAGAACTCATTACCACGGGGGTTGTTTCCAAGGTTTTCTTTGGCGTGTCCACGGGTGGAGGAGCCTTCGGATTGTAGTTTTGGCTGGGTAGCCCTGTTAGTGTCCTTTGCCATTTTGTGTTGGGGTTAGGGGTTATGTTTGGTTTGTGATTAAGTTGTAGTAAGAGAAAAAACTTGCCAGTTAACCTCTGAAATATCGTCTGATCCAGCTATTTGGTATCTTAAAGAAAAACCTGTTGTTAATTTTGTTCCAGTAACAATTGCCCACGTTTGTGGAGTTGTTCCAGTATTTGCGGTTTGAGTTGATACAAACTCAATATAAATTTGGTAATTTGCCGTAGGCATCGGTGTTGAAAACGTAATTGGAACAACGCGAGTCCCTGTTACTGGAGAAACAATTGTTCCGCTTCTGACGTTGCTTGTTAAAGCATCATATTGATTCTGCAAATCCAGCAATTCTTGATTAATGGTAGCAATTTCAGATGGCGTAACTTCACCAAGGCCGGGAATATTTACCGTCCCGTTGTTCAAATATAGCTGAATAAAGCTATTAAAAATATCACTCCACCTACCTTCTGGACAATAATTTGCTGGGACTGTTGGAAACAACAGTTGAGCAGGAGAACTTTGATTGTTCATAGGTTGCTAATTTATATATTGGTTTTTCTTTGTTTGCAATAGTTTTATCCATTGACGGATGCAACTTCATTAGGAAGCGGAATAATCCTGTAATAATCCAAATCAGCTACACAACTACAAGTTACTGGTTCTGGATTGTTATAGAAAGTATCAGGGCAATATCCTTGCGGAAGATCAATCCTATCATTGAAAACAATGGCAAGCCTTATTCTGTCCACAATGCAAGATCCAGCTATATCAACTTTAATTTGAAACTCTGTTCCTCTTTCAATTGGAATATCATTAAACTTTTCGCAATTGTTTGCATTAGGAGAAGGCAACCTTATTTGCTCATATCTTGGTTGAGAAATTACTGGAGTGCAGTTACTTGCATCAAAATTACATTTGTCCAAACCAACAGTTATTGGTTTTAAAAACTCGTTGAAACAAAAATACGAATCTGGTCTAAATTCACAAGCTACAGTTACTTCTTCCTTTAGGTTGGAAATCCATATCTCGCCACCAACAAGTTGTTTTCTAACAAATTTGCTTGCTCCGGGGTTTGGCGTGAAATCAAACCGCTTGGTAATGAAATAAGATTTGATCGGGACGCTTCCGTATTGAACAGAGTAATCATCAACGCCAGTAGCTAGAACACTACTGTTTTGCAGTTCATAGAGACGATTTACGTTGTCGGCATCAAACGAGAAAGCAAACCCACGTTGAACGCCATTAATTTGTGCTGATGCAAGTTGTGTCGGTTGCGGCCCTTCCCATAGACCATTCCACCGAGTAGGAAGTTGGGAGCTAGGATTGATTGCGCTTTCCCTTTCCACATCCAGAACAATCATTGCCCTGCTTGGACGATGGAGACCGCAAGTAGATGGACTTCCAGTTGATACCGTAAAAGGGGAAACAGTAGCAATAATGCGATTGTCAAAATACATGGCAGACTCAAACTGCCTCAACCAAGGAGTATCATAGTTTACCCAAGGCTGAACTTCCCTAGAGATTTTTTTGAAGGAAAGTGCCTGATAAAAATCTACTTGGGCATTGTTATAGAAAGCCCATCCATCATCAGACCTAAAGTAAACATCGTTGTTTACACCGCAAAGGCTCCAAGGGGAACGGCATCCCCTGCCAATAAGTGATACCTTTTGGATGTTGTTGGTTTGCCACGTTGTTCTTTCTTGTGAAAGATCCAAAGTGAAAGAACCATTTTCACAGAACACAACAAGTTCACCCTGTCCACGAACATTGATATTCAAGGATGGCATGACTCGCATTCCTGTAATTAACCCAAGACTTGCAGGGGGAGTAAAAGAGCCACCTTCTGCCCAATAAGTTTGTTCAGTAAAGTTTTGAGTATTTGATGTGGTTGTAAATCCATTTCCGTAAATAATATCGGAAACATAAATATTGTTATTGGCATCACTTACAGCAACTCGTCCGTATGCATATGCCATAATAGTACCAATCGGCATCTGTTGTTTAAATGGATTAAGCCTGTAAATCGTATTTGTTTGTTCTGGAGTAATTACTACGTTTGCTGAAGTAGTTGTTGCAATATTTGACCAAGGCGTTGAAGTGCCATCTGGATAAACACTACGCACTCGAAAAGAATAATTAATAATTGAAGATGCGGCGGTAAATGAATAAGAAACTTGCGGATATGATACTATAGCAATGGTGTAAAATACATCGCTTGGTGTTTGAACTTGAATTTCATTAGACACAGCACCGGGAGCATTAGTTGCCCAAGAAAGATTAATTTTATTTACGGAATCTCCTTGTGCTTGCAAATTCGTAGGCTTTCCAGAAATGTCACCATCCCATGCAATAGCGTTTTGATACCCATTCTGGATATACATCCAATCTTCAGCTTGCACAAACCATGTGTGCATCATGGTTGGATCATTTCCCTCAATTAGTTTGTAAAGCGTCCCTACATTATTTACAATTGAAAGGAAGTAGATTGTGCCAGCAACAGATACTACAAACCCATCAGCAGAATCTTGTTTGATTGATTTATAAGGCCACGCCCCTTGGAAGTTTCCTGTTTGGAAATCAATCAAGATAGAAGGGTCTTGACCAAACGCTACCGAGATAGGGATTTCAGTAAACGGGGGGCGAGTAGAATTAATTCCCTGCCTAAAGGATCTATTTACGCACGAAGAAACAAAATTAGCGGGAAGAATTGAAGGATGCGTTTCTGCATCCATTGCAATTGTAACCGTTGAGCCATCATATACTCTCCCATCTTCTGCCATATTAGGCTATATTTTAATGCAATAAACCATTGCAAGGTTTACTGGCCTTGTTTCAGTATTTGTTCTTGGGGTTCCGCTAGTTCCATCAGTAACTGCTCCAGTAGTGTTTCCAGAAGTAATAAGGTTTGTTGTGGTTCCTCCCTGCAAAACACCAGACAATCCCAATGCTTTATTGCCACTATGAAAGTGACCTTGGAATGCATCGGTTTGAACTGTTCCAATAACACCAGCGGCATATGTAATTCCTCCAGTTGTTTGCGTTCCAGATCCACGAATAAATAATCCAGAAAGATTAGGAACTGCAAAAGTTCCAGAGCTTCCTCCATAAGTATTGGCAAGCAATGCTCCAAGAGTTGGATATGCCGCAACAGTATAAACAGCACCATCGCACAGCAACCATCCAGCAGGAAGGGTTCCCGATGTTACATTATAAGCAAATGGCAAAACAGCACCAGAAGGCACAGCAGTAGCACCGCTTAAAATTGATACAGATTCCGCAATTGGGTTTCCGTTAGCATCAAAAGTAACAATGTTTCCAGAAGCGGCAGAAAGTTGGGCAACGGTTCCTGTATTATTCCTATAAACAAGACCAGTATTAGGAATAAGATTTTCAATAGTTCCCCAATTAACTGTGCTACCTCCAATTGGAACAATAGGGAAAGTTGCTTGAGTTACGGGTGATGTTGGCATTACTTCAACAACTTGTCCGTTATTTCCAGACAAAGCAGAAAGACCAAGAAGGTTTCCAGATGTTTGAGATGTTGTTGAAGGAGAAAGATAAACAGGGTTAGCCGTTGTTCCATTAGCCCAATTAATTAGACCAGTAGAAGCGTTATAAAACAACAAGCTATTGGAAGCGAGAGTAGGAACGGTATATTTGCAGTAGCTAGAATCCTCGCCAACTACACGCTGAATTGTGCCTGTACCAAGTGCGGTGCAAGTAGTAGGGAAGTTGGGATTACAAGCAGAAGGAGCGTATTGCACAGTTCCTTGGCAACCGCATCCACCCCATCCATTGTTATTATAGCAAGACATGATTTTTAGTTGTTAAGAAATAAAGTTACCAGAAGTTGTAAAAGTATGCACCCAAAAAGTTGCGCCATTTACTGCATAAGAAGTAACGGTTCCTCCAGTAGCAATTTGTGTTGGTGAATTATAGGAAACAATAACAATTCCACTTCCTCCATTGCCAGCAACAAAAGACGTGCCATCGTTTCCACCGCCTCCTCCACCAGTATTGGCGGTTCCAGATTGAGCTAGAATGCCTGTATTTACAAAACCGTTTCCACCCCCGCCATTGCCGCCAAGCGGTACGTTTGTTGGTGATCCAGTATTTCGGTTGGCTCCACCTCCACCACCACCATAATACCTAATAGTCCCATCGTAAATTGTGCTGGCAATACCAATTCCACCATTACCTCCACCGCCAGAAGTAGAATTTATTGCATTAGTGCCAACGGCTCCAGCACCACCTCCCCCTCCAGATCCAGCTTGAACCCCAACCGCTCCAGCACCGCCAAAATTTCCTTGATTCATAGTTGGAAATCCACCAATGCCAGCAGTTCCAGTTTGGATTCCAGAACCTCCACCTCCAGAACTTCCATTTGCTCCATTCAATAAAGTTGCACCTCCACCTCCTCCCCCTCCCCCAATTGCAATAAATGTTCCAAAACTAGAATTTTGTCCATTATCGCCAAGGGCAGAAGTTGCAAGTCCCCCAGAACCAACTACAACACTATAAGTATTATTTTTTATAAGAGGTAAAGTGGTTTGAATAACACCACCACCACCGCCTCCACCGCCCCTAAAAGTTGCAGTTGCACCTCCAGCACCTCCTCCTGCTACAACAAGAATATTAAAATACCCTGTTACTTGTGTAGAAACAGAATAATAACCCAATTTTCCAGCATTGTTTGCACCAAGGACATAGCTTGGGGTTCCAGCATTTATTTCAAAAAACGGAAGAATAATCGGATTAGTAGAAGACCCATCAGCAACAACAAAGTTCTGACCATTCCAATAATTCAATGCAGGGTTAGACCCCGGCACAATTGGGTATTGTGTTCCACAACCAGTATAACAATTATTCTGGTAATTGGAATCGCAACAATTTTGTCCTTGAGGGTATTGCATAAGTATTGACTTTATATCATGTAGATAGTTTTACACAAGCGTTTTGCTTTCACAATTTTCTACCAACTTTGCTTCTGCTTCCCTACGTTTTAAAAGTCCATCCATGCCCTTGCCTTCCCATAGTCTTTTCATTTTCCTAATCTCATTAGCTATACCCTTGTAATCTTTCTTTGGAACAAGAACTCTTATGTTCCTCATTTCCAATCTGTTATCTCCCGCCATTGAAGATCCCCTATTAAACACAAGGGAAACAATAGCCCCATATGCATCATCGCAAAGTTCATCTAAAGAAGGAAATGCTTTCTCTGCAAGGCTTGCAAATTTGGGCCAAGTGGTTTTTTCAAAGATTCCTTTGGCTTGATCCCACG